ATCAATTTCGGTATCACTAAAGGTTAAAAACTCTGGATTATTGCTACTTTCAATCTTAGATATACCACTAAAACCACGAACACAACCAGTAAATGAAGTTGCAGTCTTTCCAGTATATGTGATGATTTCATCTTCAATTTTAATTAGACCATAGGTTTCTGGAAAACCTTCGGTGGTATTAACATTGATAACTTCATCAAGGTGTAGTACTTCACTTGTTAATACTACTGGAACAGCAGCATATATTACACCAGATAGTTTTGAGATATCTTTGAGATCATCAAGATTATCGGCAAGATAAGTTGTACCATACTCATGCTCTTCTGAAGCATAGTACTGCTCTAAAAATTCCTTGAACAGAGGACTTTCACCCTGAATGAAATCTGGGATCTGACTGCCCAGAATATTAGAGATCTTTACTTTTTTATCTGCCATTTCTTATCTTGTGTATTTTTTGTTGCTGTTGAAACTTGATGGTGGTATGTAATTCGTACCAGATCTATTAGATCCAGACGAAATCAAGTCCTCCTTGAGGGAGAGAATGCTATTTCCTGTAGTATCTAGGACAATATAAAGATTCTCTTTTGCGACAATATCATTTGATTCTGGAATTACCGAAATTTCAATTCTATTCTCCAGAACTGTTGACGTAATAGTAATTGGATAAAGGATAATCTCTCCTCTTTCATAGTCAACAGTTCCTGCATTTGGTATTACTGTTCTGACTTGATTATCTGAACTTACGCTGATGATTGAAATGGATCCAGTTTTTATATTGACCTGAACTGGTCTTGCTGCAAATATGTTTGCAGCACCAGTTGAACTGATAGCAGCAGTTCCTCCAGAAGAAACTGTTGGTACGTCTGTCAGATAAAGTGTACCCTCAAATCCATCTACAGTGAATCCAGAAGACTTGATGTTGAATCCCTCTAGTTCTGCATGGAACTTATTCCCATAGCAAATCTCATAGTTTGCAAGAGCATTATATGCAGGAACCATGTTTCTTCTCATCACTACTTTAGTGATGTTTGATGTAATGGCAGAATCAACTTTATCAATTTGTGATAACAGTTTACTATACTTAAATCTTCCACCAAATGAATTAATGTCTGCGGAATCTGAGTAAGATTCAATTGCAGTGGAGATTCTAGAATGTAAGTCCTGAGAATTGGTAACTTGTCCAGGGTCGTATGATACAGTTGAATCATACTCAACGTAAAGATACTTAAGGTCAACAAACTCTTGTCTGATACCAGCAATTGTGTATTTTTTCAGATCATTCTTGATTGAATCTTTTGCAACATCAGACAAGAATTCACCATTTTTTGGTTTGACTGTAATGAAAACTTTACCGTACTGTGGTGGATCTAACTCCTCTCCACCATACGCACTGACAGAATCAATATTGGGGTATAAAAATGGAATCAGACTGGTGTAATCGTTCGCTGTAACTGCTCTATACTGCGACGCATAGACCCTAGGAGCAAGGTATTTGACATTATCAATACTTTCTATGTCATCACCATTTTCGGACGCTTGTAGGGTCGTTAAAACGGATATACCAGAAGTAATCTGAACTTCGTTTACACCTCTCAAATAGACTAGGTTGCCAGAGAAATTGAAGTTCGCAGCACCATCTGCCGCATCACCATTTGTAACAATATAACTTACATTAATAGTTGACCCATCTTCAGGTCTCTTACCTAAGATGTTGTCTCCGAAGAGAATCTGATACTTTTCATCATCAATCTCCTGAACCAAGAATAATCTTGAATCGGAATTGACATCAAAGATGTTTTTGTATACAGTATAAGTCTCAACTGTAGTAGATGTTACCGAAACACGAATTGTAGACGTGTCAACATCAGAATTAGGAAGAATATATTTTGCATCGGGTTGAGAATAGTCAACTGTAAAGGACTTTCTCAGTAAATTTCCTTCGTAAATCTCAATATCACTGAAAGAAGCAATTCCATCGGAATCTGGAGTGACTGTAATGTCTTCTGGGATGGAAAAAATGTAGTTTCCATTGACTACGGAACCTAAAGCAACAACTCCTGCCTTTAATTTTACTGCTCTTGCAGGAGTTCCACTCACATCAACGGAAAAACTGATTCTTGCAACTGATGCTTTCTTTGATCTTGGTACATAACCAATGTTTCTCGCCAAAGAAACGACATTTTCACGTAAAGTAGCACTATCAATGAAAGATTCATTCACCGCCATGTTAGTATTGTAGGCGGTGATATAAGAATTATACGCTAAAGTATCAATCAGGACCGAAAAGTTTGATCCTTCAAAGTCAAAATCAGTAAAATTGCTATTGGCCCTCAGATAAGACTTAATCTGAGTCCTTAGATCATTGAAATCTAGATTTGTGAACTGATTGAATGACATTATACCCTAGTCGGTTGTAAGATAAATTCTATATTCTGCGTTGGAAAAGGTAATCCAGTGATGTCATACTCAATTCTGATGTACAAATCGTTAGAATCTGGTTGAGAATCAATGTAAACATTGGTCAGAGTGATTCTTGGTTCAAAATTATTGAGTAAAGTCGTGATTTCCTCTTCTAAAAATGAAGAAATGTCTGAGTTATTCAACTCAAACATTGAAGATTCAATGGATGTGCCAAGCAAATCATTAAAAAATCTCTCAGTGAGACGAGTTCTCGCCAAATTAATGACAGATTTCTTAATTGCATCCTCATTTCTGAGAATAGTGATATCATTTGTGACAGGATGTCTCGTAAAAGACAAACTAATGTCTCTAAAAGCACGAGAAATTGATACAGCCATCCAAGTTGTTACACTGAATATACTATCTATAATGGTTTTCTACCATTTCTTTCCATATGAGGGTTCAGTTCCATAACTCCAGTCATCGTAATCTTCATCATTTCTGATTTTTTCGTGCAATTCAGACTGTTTTTTCAGATCATGAAGTGGTGCATGGTCATTCATAACCTCTGTCAACACTCTTTTCTGAGTATTTTGCATTGAACCATAATCAGTGATGAGTTTTGTGGTTCCCCACATCTCTCTCATGTAGTTTTGATTTCTATCTACAGGTGATTGTCCCATTTTAGCTCCTGTTTTATGAAAAAACAGAACTTTTAGAGGGGTTGCTATCCCTTATGAGTATTTATTTTCTGGGTTCTGGATCAAATTTAAAGTTTCAGTGTCCCAGTGTGAATAATAAGTGGTATTTTGTAGGATTTTTCTGTTTTTCTCTAAATGTTTTTTATTTTGGACCAGCATTAGGTTTGCTTTACCAAAATTTGATTGAATTCCTTGTACAAAACTAGGTTCATCCATACCATCCTCTAGAAATTCATAGTCTGGATAGAGATGATTGTACTTAATTCTCCATTCACGAAGAACTTCTGAGGTTAAGTATGGTTCCACAATAAAAATTGCGACATCAACTCCTAATATTGGAGAGATGCCGCAAATAGAATGCTCTATAATTTGATATGAAGCAGATTCGGCAAAGGGACAAATCGCAAAACCACTTAATTCTGGTCTTTGAATTGTGATTCTTCGTATCCATTCCCGAATCTCATTTTCCATTTAACCTTTACCTTGACCCCTATACTTCTTACGGGCACCATTACGGGATGATGCAGCGTACTTTGTACCGCCGCCACATCCTTGACGGGTCTTCTTCGGCGGACCAGGATTATAACCAGTCTTCACCAGTCCAACTTTTGCTTTAGCCATGATAATACTCCAATACTGTTTTGTTTACGGGTTTTTAGACGGGGCTTAAAATACGGTTTTTTCCGATACTTCTCAGAAGAACTCAAAAAAAGCATCAGAACATAACCAGGCATCAGATAATACGAGTCTTCTCATGACCCACACGAATCTGAGGGTCACACCAGATCTCATAACCTTTGTCAATCGCATCTAAGCAGAACGAGACATCCTCGCCACACATATCCTGAACTTCTCCAGATTCAAACTGTTGCATCTTCGGAGCGAACCAGGGATACTCAAGACTCTCAAAGACTCCGTTCTTAATCAGAACCCATCCGAATCCAGTGTAGTCTACAGTGAAGGGCTTGCGACGCTTGCTCATCGTCTCTAGAGTTTCATGATTCATCACGCCACCATTCTGACGGAAATCACCTTCCTCTAACCAATGGGCAACAGATGTCGTTCTTCCATCCTCAGTGCAATACCAACCAGCGGCGATATCCTTATCCATCGCAACCAGACGATAAAACTTCTCAGTGTCAAACACAATATCACTATCAATCCACAACTGATAGTCATACTTAAGTTTACCATCCCATGGTTTCTGATTTGGACCACGAAGAACATTTGCACCAAGACACTTACAACGTGCAAAGTTCACCATGGAACTATAGTCTTGTGAAATCTGAATACTTGCACCGTTCTGTACAAGATCAAAACACAACTGTACGAATGCTTTTAAAAACGTGTAAGAACATCCACGTCCAGGTAGACAGAATACTAATGCCTTCCCACGCATCATCTCTTTCGCTGCTTCCAAATCAAACTCTTCTACTGAGTCCTGATTCTTTGGTGCAGTCGCTTTGATTGTAAATCCTTTAGCCATAAAAATGAATGAGTTACGAAACTATTATACCACCACAAGTCAATTATTGCAATGGTTGGTTTAAGTATTTAGAGTCGCTTTGATACCCGCTTCAACGTCCTTGAGAGTCTTTGAACTACCCATAAAAATAAAATTTCTTAATCGGTTCTGATATTCCTTTACCTCACTTTCAGGCACTCTCTGAAATATTGTTACTCCGTTTACTGAGATATTATACGTATTCATCTTCAAGTCTCTCCAATAAGTACGTGAGATCCTCTTTGGTATTTACATCCCTGATTAACTCAACGTCGTTCTCAATCCTATATTCAATTGTCTCCACCAATAATTCAACTTCGTGGCTTTCTAAGTTCATCTTCAACCCCCATTTCCTTTATATATCCTCTGCGAGCCTTTGAGGGCATTTTATCCCCTGGGAATTTTTTTTCCTGGGCGGGAACTGGGGGACCCTTTAAGGTATGGGAGTCCTTATGAGGGTATGGGAGGTCTTCTGGGGTCCTGGGAAATTTTTATGGGTTTGTGATATCTCAAGCGTTTTTGGTTCGTTGTAGGTTAGGGTAGTTAGGCGTTTTTAAACCGCAAGGGCAAAACCCGCGCCATAACACGGATCGCGGCGAACTGTCAACTGTTGTCACAACTCGTAACACGAAGTCTTTAGATTCTCTTAACGCCCAGACCCCTTGCACCACAAGGGTTCTCAGGTATCCTTTGTCTGACCTTTCGCCCATAAGTTCACGGTGAACTTATCAATTATCAGGGCAAGTCTCACCTGAGATAGGGTAAAGAAT